CTGTAAGATAATCATTAGTCCAAGTTCTGTCTGATATATTTATGTTAGTTACTTTAGCGGCGTTTGCGTTATATGATATGTTTGGTTTGACTACTTTTGGTAATGCGTAAAAACTAATTCTTGTGAAAGCGTCTTTGAGTCTAGTTGTTGAATACTTTGTTGAATCTAATGCTTTTGTTATAGTGTATTTTTTACCATCATTTGAAGAAATAATTGTGAGTATTAAACTTACATTTTCTCCAGATATAGTCATAGAAAGATTAAATTGATTATCTCTATGAATTAAAGTATAGTTACCGTTTGAAATGCTTGCGCTTAGTTTAATAAAAAAGTCAGAATAGAAGCTGCAAAACCCTTGATCTTTTAAAGAAAAGTTAGATGGAACAGAGGAGTTTTTCCAATATCTTTGAGGTATTAAATCAAATTGATAATAATCAGAGGAAGCTAGGTTGCCTCCTGCATAACTGTAGGCTTTTGTCGATTGGCCGTTAGCGCAAAGAGTTTTTAATGGCATTTTTAAATAAGTGCTTGCCCCTACATTAAGAACGTTGGTATTATAAGATCCGCTTGTAGTTGTAGTGCTTATGCTGTTTCTGGTTACGTTCCACTTGTTATTTAACCAGTTTCTTATCTTTATGCCGTCTGATTTAGACAAGGCTTTGTTGAAAACTAGTATCTCAAATACGGTACATCTGCTAGTGGCCCCTGCTGAATTGATAGCTAATCCTTTTGGAGCGGCTACTGCATAAACTGGTTTTGCGTAGTAATTAGTGTTTTGCCAAAAAATATTTATATCTTTTAGATTGTTTACGCTTGTACCTGCTATGTAAGTATTTGCGTCATTAGAAGTGTCCCAGTAATTAGATCGATTGAATTGATAAAAATTAATGGGCATTACGCCATAGACTTGCGCTCCTATAACAAATGTGCTATTGAATTTAGCATCGAAACCTAAAACAAAAGAAGAAGGTGCGGTAGATGATGAAATTATCTTGTTTCTTTCTGCGCTTGTCGCGCTATCATGCCATTTGCATACTGTAAAAATAGTATAATTGTTATTAGCGTCAGAAAATGAGGCAGTTTCGGTTTGATAAACGAATCTTACTTTTTGACTTGTCGTAAATGAAACTCCATAATTTCCATTAGGGCTTTGCTCTGAGTAGTTTGATCCATATATTGGTCTAGCTGTAGTTCCAGCAGGAGATGCGTAAGTTCCATCTCCTAATATACATTTTATAGTTGATCCAGCTACAGTATTGGGCCAACTAGTTACGGCTCCAGTTGAAGTAGTTAAGGAGGGATTGCTCGCATCAAACTGAGCAATTAAGCCGTCTGTAATCGGAGGATTAACATTGTCAGAATTTGCATAAGAAGCGTCTTCTCCAATAAAGAAATCTGTTGTTATTACTTTATCGGTTTTCTTAAATGAATTAGTTTCTGTAATTGAAAGAGGCGTAGTATTGCCGTAAGTCTTCGTTACTGGGTCATAATTAGCAGGAACTTTAACCTTCAGTAGCTTAACATCGTATGATCTTTCTGGTATTTTTGAGAAGTATGCGGCATTAAATTTAGAGGTTACGATTGCAGAATTAGTATATCTGAATGAAGAAGAATAAATTTCAGTAATACTCTCTAAGCTTATAAAAGAAACTCTTGAAGAATAAGTATCTTCTGGACTAATTTTTAATACTGAAATATCCCAACCTAACCAATTTTCATTTTCATTTAATGAAAGGAATTTAGAAGAAGTATCAAAGACAACTTGTTTAGCGTAACCTTGGGTAACTTTTCCTTTTGATTCTATTTCGAATACTTGAGGAAATGAATCTACGTTAACTACTAGATCTTTTGCGTCATTAACTACTTTAACTTTATCTGAAGTCAAAGGAATAGTCGCAGAATTACCGTTGTAGCCTTCTTTATAAATTGGAGATATCCTAATTCTAATTTTAAAATTATGGCGTATTACAGAGCCTACTCCTGCATCTAGCGTCTTTCCATCGGTGAGTTCAACTTCTCTAGTTGAGGGGTCTAATGTAAAATTACCATTAGTTTTATTTGCCGACGTAACTCCTTCTATTTTTAATCCTTTTTCTACAGCTTCTAGGTCTTGATATTTTAAAGCAACATAAAGAGAAGAAACTCTAAAAATAAGAGACATCTTTTTGCACTCTCTATTAAGAATGCGATAGGTCCTTTGATAATCAAGAACATCGTCTTCAGTAGTAGCTAGTTGATTTGGTCCTCTTAATCTTTCTCCTATTGAACGAATATAAGAAACGTTGTCAAACTCTCCTCCTGATGAAGTGCCTACTGGAGTTCCATTTGTTACTTGGATATTTATTTGTTGGAAATTGTATTTGTCTTGGCTATCTAAAAGGGGTGTTTGATTCCACTGCACCGATCTTAAATACTTTGATTCGCCGTCGCTTCCTACCACTGATGGGTATTCATTGTAAGTAACTTTTTTAAAACCTAGGTCTCCAGCTTGACCTGAAAAAAGATATTGCCCCTCAAGCAAACCTCCAATTGGTCCTTCTGATAAAAGATCTTTTACTTTGGCAAATTGATATACATTATAAGCAAGGCCATCGTAGACAAACCCCTCAACATCTTCGTATGCAGAAGTTGGCGCTGGGGCTTGACTTGCTCCGCCTCCGCCGCCAAAGCCTTTTATGTATTTAAAATCTTCGAAGTTATTCATTTTTATATGTAATTAATTGAGTCTTTTACGTCTGTTGCTGTTGATTTAGTACCAAGTTCAACATTATTAACAGATACTTCAACTGTTTGAGATCCTATTTTCATCTTGCCATAACCAATTGGTACAGGGCCACCTTCTCCAAGAATGTTAGAAGGTCCGTCAAATAAGTAGTTTGGTTTACTGCCATCTTCTTGAATCTTTCTAAAATCATCAAATTTTGGAGGAGACATCATTAACAGCGTGATTCCTGTTACGGCCAGCCCAACACCTGCGCCAATTAGTGCGCTAGATAACATGGTTGCACCCAAGCCTCCTTTAACTCCTGCCATGCCAAGGAATGTAACTCCTCCTGCCGCTCCTATGCCTGTAGCAATTAATATAACCCCAAGAACTAAAGCTAATACTCCTTTTGTTGTGCTATTGCCGCCGCCTCCAGCGCCTCTAATGATTGGAACTATGTCTAGAGTTTCCAACTTCTCGTTTATCATTACTAATTCAGAATTAAGAATAGACTCTGGTTTTTCTAGAGAAATATTTTCTGGATTCATTATTTCTCTTTTATTAACGATCACCTTATACTCTACGCTTTTTTCTGCTGCCCCAATTAGATATTTCAATAACTTACCCTTGGACAAAACCTGAATAGCTCGCAATGCTTCCTTTATGGAATTTACTTTTATTTTCCAGTTCTCTCTTCCTACTTGCTCCGCTATTTCTCCGTGTAAGGTAATATTAGTCATAAAGGTTGTGTCTCATTATATAAATTACCCATTTTTTGTGTTGGTTAGAAAGCTTTTCGATAAGAGAGGTCTTATTTCCGGGGTGATGCAAAATCATATCTCCTCCAAGATAAATAGCGCAATGAATTGGGAAATCGAACCTTTTTGTCCTCATTATCAAGACATCATTCTTTTTAAAATTAGAAACTTGTCTAAATCCATTATGTTCAAAGTACCTCTTTAAATAGTCATCTTTTCCTTTTAAAGCTCCTTCTTCGTCTAGAAGTCTTTTACTTGCCGTCTCGTTGTAGTCTTCTTCGGAAACATTATTTTTAAGAACTTCTAATTCTGGACAGAGATGAAGATTTAAATCGTGTGCATAGTAGTCTTTTACTAGCCATAAACAGTCTGCAAAACCTAAAAGAAAAGGTCTTCCTTCGTATTGAATCTTGTAACTATTAGGGGAATAGACATGAAAAGATCCGCTTTGCTTATTGTAAACAACACATGGTAATCCTAGTCTTTCAGACACAATTATATCTGCATCTGAAATATTATCGAAATCGATATGAGAATGATAGTAGCCAGCAACATTAGATTGCCCGTTAACATCCATCATAAACTCAGTAGCAGAGTTGATTAGATTTTCTTTCTTTTGAATCTCTATTCCGTTGTCTGTATATAATAGAAAACCGCATACTTCGTTATTAGAAGTATTAGCATGTTCTATAATCTGATTTTTAAGTTCCTCTGTTAGCATAGCTCTTTATTTCTTGCAAAGCAGTATATTCTTCTTTTTTCTGCGTCTGTTAGTTTTTCAATTACTGATTTTTTATTTCTTGGTTGGTGCAAAATGTAGTTTTGTCCAAGATAGATTCCGAAGTGAGAGGGGTAATTGTCGAAGTATTTAAATACTATTATATCGTGCTTCTTAGCATTTTCTATGTCTTCAATTTTAATAAAGTTTTCTTTTTCGAAGAACTTGTCGAAATTTTGTGAGTCGCAAAACTCTGCAAGTTTGTGCTTTACGAAGTCTTCGTAGTTCTTGTCCCAATCTGCTCCTCTTTCGTAGTGAAAAATTTTAATGCCAAATTCTTGATTATAGTAATTCTCCACTATTGATAAACAATCAGATTCACCAATTACAAAATCTTTATCAATGTATTTATTATAGTAATTTTCTGGAGAGTACTCTTCGAAAGAGTCTTTTTTAAGTATGTAAACTATATTTTTTAGGTTAAGCTTGTGACTTATCTGCTTGTCTAGCTCCGAAAAAGAATTGTCTTGTATACAGTGCGAATGATAAATGCCAATTATTTTGCCATGCATTGTCGCTTTTAGATAATCCATTTGACAGACGACAAATTCGTTTTCTTTGTCTTGAGCAGCGTTTCTACATGAGAAAGCTTCTAATTCGTTTTCCCTATTTAAAAGTAAAAGACCACAGCATTCTTCAGGGTTTTCCTTTAATGCGTGTTTTTTTATTTTTGCTTTTATTTCGTCCGAAACCATTACAATGCTCCTCTATTATAATTAGATACTCCATAGAAGCCGCCGAAAGGTAAAGCGTTTTCTCCAAATCTTGTTTTACAGCCTTTTACGCTTTTAGAACATTGGTCGGCTATCCAATACTGTCCATTTGGAGGAGGCATATCCATAGGAACGTTTGTTTTGGCTACAAAGTAAAAATTAATATTTTTCTTATTAATGAAAACCACATCTCCTTTGTTATAAGGCGTTGATAGTTTCCAAGATTCTATCTTGTTGGTTCCTACGGTCGTGCCAGAAAAGATTGGCATTTTTGAAATTATTTGATCATCTTCTGTAGCGCAAACAGGAGCTTTTGCTCCGCTAGAATCGCTTTTATTTGGTATTGGAGTTATAGTGCCATGAATGTCTTCGTTTAATTTTTCTTGATATTCATAAAGGCATCCTTCTCCTCTATACTGCCAAGGGCAAATATAACTTAGGACTCTTCTCTTGGGAAGTTTAGCTCTGTCTAGATCTATTGCGCTTGATAATTCAAACTGAATACTATTCTTGTTTTCAGAAGATTTTCTATCAAAATAATAAATATCTCTGGGAAATTCGCAGTTAGGATCAGGATCAAACCCTTCTGGTATAACCAATTTATCAGGAGATAGAGCAGACACTCCATCAGCTTGATAAAAATTATTCCTATCAAGGAATTTGGCAAAAGTCCTAATTCTAGTGAACTTAGCGCCAATCAAGTCTCCAAAATTAACCGTTCCTCTAAAGAGGCTAAACACATCAAGCATGTCATCAGAAAAGCTTATTTGAACTTTGGGTTTTGGAAATACGCCTCTTGAAGCTAATTCAAATCCTTCTGTAGCAAGCGGGGCAGGTAGATAAGCATTTCCTTTCCAATAAATAATGTTTCTTCCAAGTTTTAGATTGTTATGGAGACGTATTATTTTATAATTAAAAACTCCATCATCTCCTCCCGGTAATATTATTTGAAAATTCTTAAGATTAACGACGAATTGGGGGTCTGTGTCAAAGCCAATTTCAGTTAAATCAACTTCAAATAAAGAAATAATAGAAGAAGGTTCAAGCGAAAAGAACTCTTTATTTACTTTTAAAGCTGCATCTTTTTGTTGTTGAGTAGCCATAGTATTATGCTGGTACTTCTTCGAACGTAGCTTTTATAGAAAAGTTATTGAAGAATGGATTAGAGGAGCCCCATCTTCTGCAAACGAATAGTTTAGCATCTGTAGAAGCTACAGAATAAGGGGCGGATGGGTAATAGATAAACGCATGTTTCGCTGCTCTTGCGCTTAAAAAATGCAGAATAGCTGTGCATTCATCCAGAGTTAAACCATCAAAGTTTAAATCAAAATTAAGGAGATTGAAGTTAATTTGATCACTTACTCTCTTTTCATAGCCATCTCCATATTTAACTACGCTTACTTTTGGTTCAAAGTTAGCTTGAGTTTGATAAGAAGGCTTCCAGATAAAAAAAGGGTAGTCTTTTTTCACTACTGGATGTTGAAAGAATCCTCCCCAGTAAGCGTCTGAATTAGATATCACGCTAGAATAAACTGGTGGATTATTAGCAGGTACAGCAGCTTTAGCGTAATAATACCGATTATCCGTATATACGATAATATCGTGTTTATTGTATACGCTGGAATTATTCCATGTACTAATGTTAAAAATGGAGCTAGACATACCTTTTACCTTTTACCAACTTATTATTACACTTTTTTGTGTAAATAATAAAATAAGATGGCATTATCTCGACTAAATAAACAGAACTTGGATTTTTACTTGAATCAAAGCCAAGTTCATGGCGTTCAGGATATTCAGGCTTCCTATCAAATGTCAGTTCAACATACCAAATATCTTGGTATGAATAGCAGCTTTTACACTCCAGAAGGAGCAAAGACTGCCTCTTTGTCTGTAACTAGTCTATTAACTACTTCTAATGATTTTCTCGCTTGCACAGGTGAGGCGGGTAACTATGGCTTTATTACCAAGAAGAGTAATCCAAGTTCTAATATACTATTTGGATTTCAAAGCGGTTATTTAAGTTCTTATACTTGTGGGGCTCAAATTGGAGAAGTCCCAACTGTCAGAGCAAATTTTGAAATATATAATGATGCTGGGTCTATAGCTTCTCAAGGAAGCTTCAATCAATCAAGTGCCGTATCTTTAGTAAATTCAAATTCAATAGACATAGGAATCAATGACTTTGTAACAAATAGAGTTAATTCTTTCAACCTTAATATAAACGCTAATAGAAACGCCGCTTATTACCTAGGTTCTTCAACCCCGTTTTCTGTAAGAACAGTTTATCCTCTTGAAGTAAGTTGTGAATTTAACATCGCTCAAGACAGTTACTCTTTACAAAAACTATCAGACTTATCATACAACATAAAAAATATCAGTAATTTTTACATTAAAACTAAAGACTTTAATGGGAATTCGGTAAATTTTGATTTCGGAAGTTCGTTATGTTATTTTATTGATGTTTCCGAAGACTTCTCTGCTAGTGTAAATTCTCCTGTAGGAATAACGGTAAGGTATAGGGGTTATCTGAAATAAGGCAAAAGGATGAAATATTTTAATGAATGCGAGGTCGTGTTTAATTCACGTTTTGGGTCAGGAGTAATTCTGGCTCAGAATACTTCTATTGCTGTAAATCGAAGTATGAATTCTACTTACACCATTGGAAGACAAAACTCTTCTCAAATGGTTAAGACCAAAGCAGACGAGACCAATATAGACTTTACTTATTTTCCAAATATTTCTGACCCTATTTACAAATGTTTTGAATATGTAAAGACAGGAGTATTTACCAATAGTTTCCCAGAGTCTTTTGTTCCTGTTCAAGTTGTTGTGGCTGGCGCAAGTGGTTCTTTTTATCCTTCTAGATTTGCATTAGGGGTAAATCCAAACTCCAAAGTTCAAGCATCTGTTTCGTTTTCTAGTTTTTCTAACTTATCAGGAAGTTTAAATGATAAAGTCGCAAATAATAATCTAAATAGCGGATCTGGAATTGCCCATTCTTGGAACGCTAAAGTTTCAGGAACAGCCGCAGTATATAATGTTTTAGACTTTAGTTACGATCTTTCTATTAGCTGGAATCCCATTTATTCCATTGGGCAACAAAGACCAAGGCAAGTTGATTTATCTGCGGGTCAAGAATCCTTCGACTTTACGATAGAGAATTTTAATTCTAATTTTTCAAATACAGATTTATCAACAGCAGAGAATGCTAAAATAAACATCACGACTTTTGGCGACCAATCAATAATACTTTTAAATACATCAGGAAGTAAAATAGACTCTTCCAATATGTCAATTAATCTTGATGATTTTGCCAAAAATAAAATATCATTAAAAAGGAGTTTCTAAATGTATTTTAATTATAAAAATTGCCCGTTTAAATTAAGTGGTATTGATATCCTCGCCACTAATGTAAACATGTCTCTTGATTCGACAAACTCTCCTGTTTATAATGAAGAGTTCAAGAAAAATTCTTATACATATGCTCCAGAAGATACTGTAGACACTAATTTTTCAATATCTTACTATTTAACTGGAAAAGACTTTGTAAAAGAGTATTTGCTAGGAGGAAATTCTGAGCAAGGTATTTCTGGTAATTTTTGTGGTCTTTATTTTGAAAATGGATATATAACAAATTATTCAATAAAAGGTTCTCCAGATTCATTAGCAAAAGTTGATCTGGAGATTAAAGTTTTTGAAACTCTAAAGGGTTCTTTTTCGGCGGTCACTCCAACTAATCAACCAGAGATTGCTCCTTTAAATTTCTCAAACTTTTATCTCTCTGGTAATTTAGATGGTACTGCCTTTGACTCAAATGGTTATAATTTTACCAGCTTTAGTTACCAATACCAAAGAGAGGTCGAAAAATATAACAAAGAAGGATCTTCGGTTTTTGATCAAAGTGGAAGAGCTTATTTAGGAAAAAGATCTCAGAGCCTTAGTTTTGAAATTGATAATTTTAATTATTCTTTGCCTTATTCAGGCGTTCCTTGCTCTTTTTATGTATCTTTACAAACTGGATCTCAACCTTTAGACACGTTATCTTTTGCAGGAATAGTATCTTCAAAAAGATCTTCGGTTGAGGCTCAAGGATACATCAGATCTGAATTTTCTTTAAGACAAGATTTCTCTCATTTTAAACCACTTATTTCAGACTTCACTCCAAGAGTAATTTTACCGGGAGGAACTGTTACAATAAATGGAAGCAACTTTATAAATGTTAAAAAGATTCTTTTTGGTAATACAGAAGCTTCTTCTTTTAGCGTTGCTTCTACTTCTTCTCTAACCGCTGTTGCTCCTGCTCAATTAAAAGGTGCTGCTCCTATATATATTGAAACAGAAGAAACTAGCTCTTCTTCAATATTTAATTTTAAAACAAGCGTAAATAAAAACGACATAAGACTATCTATAAATTTCGAAGGACTATAATATGCCAAGTTACAATACAGGTTCAATAAATCAAAGAATGCGCGTCACGGGCGCAGGTCTTTATGCCGTTAGTGGCTTGCAACTTCCCGGTGCTGGATTCGTAGACTTCTCATACTATGAAGCTGATCCAGAATACATAGAGTTTAATGTTCCAGAAAATATAGTCTTTGGAGAGGCTAGATTTCATTTTATTACAGGAGATACAATTTCATCTCCAATGTATGTCAGTGGAGTACCATTTTTTCCAATCCCAAGATTAGACGCAGTAATTCCTCAAACGCAAGAAGTTGGAGAATTTGTTTCAATCAGCGGTAAATCATTGAGCGGTATTCAATATGTATCATTTAACAACATAACAGGAACAAATATATCTTATCAACCAGACAGTGGTGTCTTATTGGTTAAGGTTCCTAGCGGTTATACGACTGGCCCAATTAGAGTTAGTGGATACAATAATACAGGAATTGTACCTGCGGTTAGTGATTTTAATTTTTATGGTAGAATTTTTATAAGTGGATTTAGCGACAATCTTCCTTATGAAGGGGACTTATTAAGAATTTCTGGTAAGAATTTTAATCTCTCTTATGTAAACGAAGGATATTTCCCTGTAAATTTTACTACTTATGTAGATAGCCAAGCTACTGGTTTTGTTACCGCAAGGTTTACTGGTGTTGGGGATATGATTTCTGGAATTGTCCCTCAAAATGCAAACCAAGGATTTTTGACAATTAACTCAAAAGATAACACAACATTTACTTCTAGAAGTCAAATTACTGTTTTAAAAGCTCCTCAAGTATTTAATGGTTTAAACTTTTATTTAAATTCTGGACAATCAAATGTTGCCATTGGCAAAAATTTCGATTATGCAACAGGAATTATCCTTAGCGGATTAAACTATAGAGAACCAAAAAATATATTAAATAGCGGAGTAAGGAGTTCTGCTGTTGGTTTGTTTGGTAGATCTTTATTATTTAGCGGAAATTCTTATTTACAAGTTCCATCTCCTTCTGGAGGAGATTTTAATTTTGGTGCTGCACCATTCACAATTGAATTTTCAGTTAATCCATTACCATATACAACCGCTCAAAGGGTTGACATGTTCCAAGACATAGGTTGGGATGGAAATGGTTTCTATTTTTATAAAGCTGCTGCGAGTACAAATTGGACTTTCTACGCAAGCAACGCTGCAAAATTTAATATAGCAACTTCTTTAATACCTGCAAATCAATGGACAAAAGTAATAATTTCTAGAACGTCTGCAAACGGAGATACTTTCTACGCTATTAGCGGAAATAATAGGCAGACATTTGCAACAGTCTCGGCAGGTACTCCATATACAATAACAGCAGGTAGTGGATTGTTCATTGGGACTAATAATACAGGCTCTTATGGAGCTTATGGGGTTAATCCATTTTCTGGATATATAGAAGATTTTAGAATTATTAAAGATGCGGGTTTGTATAGCAGCATTGGTCAATTAGTTACTGGTTCTGGATTATTTGATGTTCCAAATACCAAACTATTCCTTCAAGGAAACTATTCTGATTATGATTATAGAGCAGACAGAACTCAAATATCTAAAATAAGAGATATCTCTGGATATGTAGAAGATTATAATTATGGGTTATATAATAAAACTTTCCCAATAACTGCTTTTGTTAAAAATTCTAGCAACACTAGTTTAACTTTCACTGGTACAAATGCAGATGCAGGGTGTTATGATATTACAATAAGAAACACAGGCGGAAGAGATTTCTTATTTAAGAATTTTGAAATTATCAAAGGCTCTCCAGTAATTAAAAACGTATCAACTTTTGAAAATTACATTGGTGGATTTATTGAAGTTCTTGGGCATAATATTTACCCAGAATCTCAGTTCCTGTTTCAGGATACTGGTGATGCTAATTCAATTGTTGAAGCTACTGAAAATGCAAATAGCTATTCTTATCAATCAACATTTAGACCTCAGAAAGATTTAACGATTTCTAGTTCTGTAGCCATAAGCAATAATACTTCTAAATTTGATGACAGGAGTTTCTTGTTCTCTGGAAGCCCCGGTCCATATATAAAGTTTTCTATAACGGGTGAGTATCCAAACGTCCCATTAAGTTATGAAAACACCTTTACAGTTGAGCTAGACTTTAAGCCACTAACTTCTTTCTCTGCCTCCGATAGAAAATTTTTAATAGGAAGCCAAAGCGGTTTAAACGTTTTCGTAACGTCTAATAAGGTAGTAATCTCGGGAATAGATTGGAATGGCTTTAGTCCTAATTTTTCTGGACAAATAAATGCGTCAGATTGGAACCACTTGTCTATTTCAAAGAGTTACATAAATCAAGGAACAATCAGTGGAAAGATTTTATTGAATGGTTCGCCTATAAATTTAAGTGGAAGCGAGTATTCTTTAGATTTCGCAACCTCTAATTTAGATTTCAGTTTAAATAGTGATAAGAGTTTAACTAGCCCAACTTTTGATATTTATATAGGAAGAGATTACGCAAATACTCCTGCTAACTATTGGAGCGGTTACATAGATGAGGTTAGAGTAGTTAGAGAAAATCCTTATCAGTATTCTAATTTTGCGCCAATTAGAAGGGCTAGAAATAATTCAACTACAGAAGTATTAGTTCATGCTAATGCTGGGCTAATTGATGATAATATAAGAAGCTTTGGGTATCTAAGTCTTAATACTCCAAACTTAACATCTCTTAGAAAATCTAATTTAGTATTAGATAATTCTAATTCAAGAATTACAGGAGGCTTTGATAAGATCTTTACGTTCTTAAAGACTCCAACGATAACAGGAATATATCCATCTTTGTTAGAACAAGGTCAGCCAGCTACTGGATATGGAAGCGATATTTATTACGTTGGTTCAATTAATGTTGGAGGTTATAATGTTAGTAATTATACTATCTCTCAAAACGGTTCTGAGTTTGATCAAAAGCTAGTCTTCACAGTTCCTGATTTCGCAGAAAGCGGAAACAGTTTAACAATCAATTCAAATTACTATACTTATACATATCCAAGTGGTTTGCCAATCAAGAGCGGAACTTTAGTTATAGATGGCTTTTCTCCATTAACGGGTGTAGCAAATACTCTGATTACTCTTTCTGGAAAATTTTTAAATACTGTTACTTCTATTGAGCTAGGAAGACAAGATGGTGCGTATAAAGTAATAACAGCTTTTAGAAGACAAAGTATAAGCGGATTAAGCTTTTTTATTCCTCAAGTATACGACATCTCAGATGGCCCAATGGTTGTAAATGGTAGTTCAAGAGTCACTACTACAGATTCTTTAACTTTTGTTAACCCAATAATTTCAAAAATAACCCCCAACTCTGCATATTTTGGAGACTCCATTAGTCTGTCTGGAAGCAATTTAAATGCTCTTGATTTTTATGGCGTTGGATTCAATAATGAAATAATAAAATATCCTCATGTCATTGCTCCTACTTCGACTGGCGCATTAGTGACTGTACCAAGAGACGTAAAGAAAGGTGCTTTTAGATTTTTTAATTCTGGAACTACTGTAGAAATTAAAGGCTTTTCTCCATCTTTTAATCCAAGCACTACCGTTTCTGGATCAAATGCAGATACTTATAGAACAAGAGATGGAATCGTTATCACAGGAATAAACGCTCATAGATTTCAAACTAGAGATTTATACATTAGTGGATTTAATTTGCTAACTAATAAAACGGGCCAGTATTTGATTTCTCAAGCTATGCAAGTTATTGATATATCAACTCTTTCTGGTCTGGCTCAACCTTATACTGGGTATTCTATCTTGTCTGGAAATCTAAATATTGCATCTGACGTTTCTTCTCAAATACCAGATTTAGATCTATTAATAAGTGGCGCAGATATAATCGGCATAGGAACCACTGTAAGTTCTAATAGCTATATTACTTTAGATGGCTATATTGGAAGTGGACAAATCTTCTTCCAGAGAAATAGTTTTGATGCTGATAGAATGTATAAAACAATTACTGTTAAGCCTCCTTCTATATCGATTTCAACATTAAATATTTTAACTGGTACATATAGATCTCTAATTACTTTAACTGGAGAAAATCTTAATTATGTAACAGGAATTAGGTTTGAGGGAGTTGGTACTCTTGCGAGAGGCGCTTCTGGAGTAATTGCTGCATCTTTCCCTTATTTGTCTGGAAATTATAAATCAGGAATTTCAGTAGTCACTGATGCTAGAGATATAAATAGCAGTGTTACTTATAAAGACTATGGCGTGTTAAAGTTTTATCCTCCATCTATGGCAGGAAGGAATTTGCATGGTAAAGACGTAGAAGACATAAGACCAGTTTCTGGAATGTTTTATTTACAAACTTATTTAGGAGAAGAATATCCAGTAACTGGAAACTTTAATTATATTCCTTTTATATCCATCAATGATGCTTACTTAAACAATAGTCTAACTTATAGACTAGATGGAACAACTCAAGTTAGCGGTTGGGATGGCTCTGTTGTTTCTTTTAATGGTGAAGGAGTTAGATTTTTAACAGGCGTTGACTTCTTTTCTCAAGTCGATGGAATAATAGTAGAAAACTATCCAACAGTATTCCAATCTAATAAAAAACAAGCAAAGATAAATTTTTATAATCAACCCGGAGCAAACATTACTGGCTACTCTATTATCAGTGGTGGCGCTGGGTATACTTTTACGCCGGTTAATTTAAGTCTTCAAGATGGTGGCAATGGAGTACCTACAATATATGGCTTAGTTTCGTTCATGCCTCCTTATGTAGGTCAAATTACAGGAGTAAATATAGTTGTTAATCCAATTGGTTATTACCAAGATTTCTGGCAAGGAAGTAATGCTATCGTTCCAAATCCATCTTCTGGTTTCATTTTAAGAAATCCTCCTGCCAATCTTCAGTTCTCTGGAGATAACTTTGCGGCACAAAGTGGAGATGGTTCTAAATATTATGCGTATTATACTGCTTCAACTACATTCCCATTAGATAATGGATTTGTAGTTGGTGAAAAGCTAGACATGAAGCTCTACAATGTCGGAGCGATTTATCAAACTTCAGAACAACCATTCTTAACTATACAAAATCCAAATAACTTTGCTAAAATAGCCGATATTGTATTAACTGGAAATAGTTATGTTGGAGAAAATTCATTCACCATTAGATATGATCAGATATATTCAAATGATGATGCTGATTTTAATGATATGGATTTACAGTTTAAAACCTCAGTCCTTTATCCTACTGGATATAATGGAAAGAGGTTTATGCTCACAACTACAAAGCCATCTAAGAATGGCAGGAATCTAAGAATAGATTTCTCTACAAAGGTTCCCGAAACAGGGGACTATGTAAATCCAAATGATCCAATCGATTCCAAATATTTAAAATTAAGAATCGAAAGTGTAAATTCGGCAGCTTCATTGTTCAAAGGATTAGGAACTACCAGTTCAGTAAATAAAGTTTTTGTTGGATCAGTTGGAGCAGGATCTAGCTCCCCCGGAATTGGAACTTCTTAATTACTTAGCTTTTTGAATTCTTTCAATCAATTCAAAGATTTTAATCTTTGGAATGTCGGCTATTGACATTAAAGAATCTGCATTAGCATAGTTTTCTTTTGTAAGCTTTTCTTTGAGCTTGGCGAAAGAAACGCTTTTCTCTTTCATTACTTTTTCAAGGATGGCATGAGGCTCAAATGCTGCCGAGGACTCAGCAGCAGAGTCATCAACGACGTTATTCTTTGACTTGCCAATTTCGTCTTGACCAACAATGTTGATCTTTAAGAAATTTCGAACACAGCGAATGAAGGCCCTGTTCTCTGCAATTGGACCCAAGAAGTGGCGAGCGAAGTCCTTCGTGTTACCGGGAGAAGCGTCTCCAACAGAAGAGAAAGTAATTGGAGTGCCTTCTGTTTCGTAGTTTGGAACCCAGTCTATCTTGCAAACAGCAACTACATAGTCTGAGCTTGGGGAAGTTACGGTATAATCGACAGAGAAAAATCCTCTAAGTTGAGCAACATATTTAATTCCAGCTAGAAGGATAAGTAGATCTTTATCCTCTAACTTGGTAACATCAGTTTCATTAGTCCTGTCCCTATTTGGAACAAGGAACTCTGGCTTGATCATTTTACGCCAGTTAATAGATCCATCATCATTAAAGTGGTATTCTACACCTTCAATGAGGCCATCAGAAGAACGAACAAGTTTCTTTACAGTATTCACATAGGTATACTATGCGGCAACTGGCGACTTATCAACTCTAAAAATCCAAAAACTCTCTACTTCTTTCCAAAACTCTGGGCAGTCAATGACTGGTTCGGCAAGCTGCTTGGCTTCTATTCCATTTTTTAAAGAGGACTCACTTAAATAAATTTTGCCATTACTGATTATTCTTTTATTTGACTTATAAAAAGAATTAAGAGTGTATTCGATACCAGTTTTATGCTTTAGATTTGTTGGCATTTCTACAATAGATTCTTGATCAAGATATTTAAGCTTCACTTCTTCTAGCTTCTTGTCTTGCAAATAAGTAAACAATTGATAAGAAATATTATTATGAGCTAGAAAATTAGCAAATTCTATTTGGCTATCTTCTTTGATTTCATAGAAAATGCGTCCAATATTCTTTTGATTGTTCAGAATCAATTCGGAATTAATGGGTTTATTAGCAATAATGAAGCACTGACAGACTTGCAATTGTTCATTTAAGAACTTTTCATTATGGTCTAAGTCCATTCTAACGACAATATTGTTAGAATTAAACTGTTTTGGATTTACTATTTGATTAGGAACCATCTCTAATCTCATGTTATTGTATTCAGCGCCGAAGTAGAGGCTTTGAATAGAATTAGAATGAGGGATCTCTAAAAGAGTTAATACATTGTTTGCAATAACCTCTGGCTTGATGCTATTGATTGTCTTTGGGTTCTCTTCAAAAGAAAAAGTTGGCTTGTTTTTCCTCTTTGGTTCAAGAAGAATATGGTCTTTAGGATTGCCAAAGAATGGCTTTACACAGCTTATGTAATTGTTTGAGTAAAGGGCGACAATCTTTTTACCATATCCAGAAGCGATATGAGTGGGAAAACTGTCTGCACCTACATGCAGCAAAGAACTTCTAAGGACGAAAGCTGTCTGATTGATATTCGTAAGTCCAACAAGACTAAGCACTCCAGTGTAGACTTTCTCTTTTTCCTGCCCAAGTTGAATAATTTTTATTCCTTTAGACTCCAAGATGGGCAAAATCAAATTAATGACTTCTTGCCAGTAATCATAAGTTTTTGAAGGCTTTGAGCTTGGGTGAAAAGTAATATACTTATCAGCAGTAACTGGAAAAAATTTTTCGTAGATATATGGCTTCTTAATCTTTACTCCAGAAGCTAGGGAGTATTGCTCTAAAAGGTGCATATTATTTAATATCGAATGCGATCTTATCTTTTCCGTTATGAAGATAGTTAAGCATCTTCTGGGTTCCTATGTGAGGCAAGAAAGCGATTTCAAAATATCCTTGATGATTGCCGTGTCCTTCCAGCCATAGCAAGCTGTCCATTTGAGGGATGTATTCTATGGTCCTGTGGACAAAAGGGTTGCCTTCAAGGATTGAAAAATACTCTTTCTTGGTAGCAAAATATAAATTATGATCAGGATAAGTTTCTTTAATTGATTCAAGAAGAGCGGTGCAAAGATAAATATCTCCAATACTTTCTGGCATTACAAACAATATCCGCTTTCCTTTATCATTAGGATCTAGAAATTCTTCAAAATCAACTTTTCTGTTTTTTTGATTTTCTTGGGCGGCTACTTGACGAAAATAGTTCTCAATATTTTGTCGAGATTCTCCTTCTGCTAATTTTTTAGACCAATGCTTAAAGCCGTCATCGTTTATATCGACTTGAGGCATTTTAAGTATATTGCGATACATGAAGATTAGCCATTCTCCATTTTCTGCAATATTTGGGATAACTGCATTAGGGTCTTTTTCTTCTTCCTTTAAAGAAAAGTCATAAGCTGTAAAAGGAATAGAATCAATATATTTCTCAAAGATCTTTCCAATAACAGGAACAGAATAATTATCTATTGCCCACTTTCTTGCCTTTTGACCAATCTGCCTTTTCTCCGCTTCTGGCATCTTGTAAGCGCGATACAATTGCTTGGCGATAGAAGAGGGATATGTTGAAGCTTTCCTGAACTGAGTCCCGTGTTCTCTATACTCTGACCATTCTAGAGCAATAGATCCAGCATCAGGGTGACACATGTCTTCGCCACAACTATAATTAGTAACTAAAGTTAATAGTTCACAATACTTAGCCTCTTGAATTGGAATTTCTTGCCCACCGCTAGTAAACGGATGGCAATACACATCCATTAGATTATAAATCTCGCATAGCTGTTCCTCAGACACGCCAAAATTTGTATTTGTCGTCGAGCAGCTTTTTTCTGATTTACAGGAAGGACAGCTTAGTTCTTGCCCTTGGAAAGGAGTAATAAAGTAATTTTTACATTTATTGCAAACATAAGTAGTGTGAATATCTTTTCTATCTATTTTATATTCGTCAGCAAGCTTATGAATGTCCCATCCTTCGCCCCAATGAGTATGTAATAGTAGCTTTGCATTTTTAACATCGGGATTATTTTTAACAAAGTCTTTAAATCCTTCTAGAAGATTAGGAACAGACTTGCGAAGTTGATTTCTAAACACGAAACCGACAACGAAAGAATCAGAAAGTCCGAAACGGGATCTTAATTTATTCCTTTTCTCTGAACCTAGATAACTAAATTTAGAGTGGTTTACTGGCCCATGAACAGTTTTGGCATTATTAATACCAATTTTGTGCATTTCGTTTGTAGCAAACTCACTCCAAATCCAGTACTGAGATGATTTTTTAGCTTGATTAATTGCTTCATCATAGATAGGCAAAGAATCAAGAGTCACCCAAAGCAAAGAGGTAATATTTTTATACCAGTGCTTGTTGTAATATTGAGTAAAAGCCCAAGGATCTTGTGCGCCAATCCAAATATCGGGCTTTTCTTCTTTAATTACTTGATCAACATAATAAGAGCCATAAGAAACATCTCTTGCGAGAGTTTGATCTGCATTAATTCTGTTGACCTCGTTTGGATCGGTAGGTACGCTTCCTAAACTCTTCCAAGGAGTTTTAGAAAGAATGGTGGAACCCACTTGAGTTCCCGCACAATAATGGATAATATCATACTTACCCGTGTTGTACAGGTAAGAGATTAGTTCCTTCGCTGCCCTACCGAATCCAGTTTTAGCGAGGCACCAATCCGTTTGAATTACTATCTTTTTCTTTCGCATTAGAATACGAGTTCTTCTGCCTGAGCCTCTGCTTCAGTCTGAGCGGCTGGCTGATTTAGTTGAATTTTATTATACGCTGGCTTCTTTGGTGCTTCTTCTTCTTGAGCCTCCTTTTGTGAAGCAGCGTCGTCTTGAGGATAGAAAGAGTTCCTAATGAACTCCAAAAGGAAAGTCTTGACCATTACGGCTTCTGCAAAAGAAAAGCCAATCAAAAAGCTCACCTTGTTAACGGTATCTCCTTTTTGCTCCTTAGTAGCATTGAAAGAAAAACCAATCTGGGCATTGTCCCTTAGATAAGGACAGAACTTGCCCATAGCATTTGAATTAGGAGCAGTATGATAGAACTTGTATTCTGCATTTCTATCAATTGCGTCTACGATACCTGCGGCTTCTACTGCGTTGAATTTTAGAACAGTAGTCTTCTCTGGGTTCTTTGCGTTCTCACGAAAAGATCCAAGTTTCTTGGCTTCATTCCAAGAGTGCTGCTTGATGAAGTTAACAAACAAAGAGGTTCCCTTTGTTTGAAAAGAACAAGCGGTTCCAGTTACTTTTGCATTTCCCTTATAAAATTGTAGGTTCATTCAGACATTATTTTGCCTGAAAAAAGCCGATTTATCAATTATTTTTTTCGGCTTTTAATTGGGAAAGTTTAGTGTAAACTGTATGGGTTTGGATGGCTACTAATCTGGCGAAAACAGAGTCTCCAAACTTCTGTCCAGTAACGATAACGATATCTTCCTCTTTTGGCATTCTATTATTCAGACTCTGCATATCGTCAATCTTATCGGAAAAGATCATGGTGTTTACAGCGCCAGTTTCGTCTGAGATTTGCATCTTAAAATATCTAGTCTTCTTTTCTCTTGATACTCCAGATTTACACTCTTGGATTACACCAATAAAGCTAACTTCATCTTTCTCAGCAAAATCAGCAATATCTTTTATATAGACAAGATCGTCTTTCTTTGAGATGAAAACTTCTCTTAGTTTATTTCTAACGCTATATCCAATAATAGAATTCTCATAAAACCAATTTGCAAAACTCTCTGACTTGCTATTGATTTCATAGATCTTTTTATAAGGCTCTGCTTTGGCCCTCATTGTCTGGAGTCTTGACTCTTTAATATAAGGCTTGCCTTGCACATCTTTATTGTCCTTCATGTGCATAAGTATCTTTACCAAATCATAGTCAAAGTTTTCTCCAAATAGTTTGGCGTTTACTTTTTCTTTGTTGGTTAGCACGTTCCAAAGCTGCGCTTCATAAACGATCTTGCTTCTTGATTGCTTGAAGTCTCCATCTAAGGCTCCTGCTTGAATAAGAGCGCAGAGAACGCCGATGTTCAGATTAGCTTGAGAAGCCGTTTCAAAGATGTCAAACTTGTTCTTAAACTCTCCTCTGAACTCATTTACCGCCATGATTGTCTTTTCGCTAATGCCTTTAACAGAGAGAAGTCCAAAGCGGATGTTGTCTCCTTCGATGCAAAACTCTTCTTTTGACTTTAATAAATGAGGAGGAAGAAGCTTAATGTTGAAATAAACTAGCTCCTTTTCAATTTTGGATATTTCTCCAATAGGATCAGGTTCATGCTTGCTCATCTTTAACAAAGACAAGAAGAACTGCTGTGGGTATTTGAATTTGAGATAAATAGAGATCGCAGCAAGAGCGGCGTATGCAACTGAGTGTGATTTATTGAACTGATAGTTGGCTGAGTCGTTGGCAATTCGCCAAAGAACTTCGCCAATCTTGGGATCTAGTTTTTGTTGGGAGATCTTATCTTTGATCTTCTGCTCCCACTCTTTCATCTCTTCGACCTTCTTTTTGCCTACGCAGCGTCGAACAATTTCTGCTTCATCAAGTGAGAACCCAACCTTACTGACCATTTTCATCAACTGCTCTTGATACAAGCAAACGCCTCCGGTAACGCCTAAGATGTCATCGAAGAAAGGATGAATGCTTTCATAATGATCGTTATTTGTGTAGTTGGCGTACTTGTCAATGAACTGTAGTGCGCCGGGGCGAGCTAGAGCCAATACACCACTTAACTGCTCAAGATTCTTGGGCTTTACCTTTTGGCATACTTTAAAGTTAGTTTCTGCCTCAATTTGGAACAATCCATGAGGCAGTTTAAAGTCTTGCAACTGTTGATAAATAAAGACATCATTTACATCAATATCCTCATATCTAATTCCAAGAGATTTACAAACGTCGTCTACAACTGACACGCCTCGCAAGCCAAGCAAGTCGAGTTTAATATTATAAGCTGTAACATTATTCATGTCATAGCTTGAGACAGCTTGTTTGTCTGACGAGAGTTCTACAGGACAAGACTCTTCAAGAGGAGAGTGAGCCAACAAAAGACCGGAAGGATGAACTCCTTTGTTTTTATTAAGATTCTGAAGTTTTAAAGCAATCTTATAAACCTCATCATTTTGACTAGCCCATTCAGCGAATTTTTCGCTTTCAGTAACCGCCTCTTCAAGACTCTTAACCTGACCGAATAGCTTAGGGATGTAAGAGGAAACATCATTCATTTCGCTCTCTTGCTTTTCCGCCACCACTTTGCCTGACTCCTTAATGCAAAGCTTAGAGCTTAGAGTATTTAGAGTAAGGATCTTAGAGGTCTTACCTTTAAACTTCTCTTCAAGATAAGCAATTACTTTATAACGATTATAATAACAAATATCAAGATCAACGTCAGGAAATAGAGAGCCATCAAAATACGTTACTCCATCAATGACTGTTTTCTTTGCTCTGGCTTTCGAGATGAAGCGCTCAAAGAATAGTTCGTATTTAATGGGATCAATTTTGGTTACATCAATGAGAAATAAGAGAAGAGAGCCAGCGCAAGACCCTCTTCCCGGTCCAGTTGGAATATTATTCTCTCTGCAATAATTAATAACATCCCAAATAAGGATGATGTAGTCAATAAACTCTAACTCTTGAAGGATTTGTAATTCGTAATTAACACGATCAATGTATCTCTTGTAAAGGTCGCTTCCTTTTTCAAGATTGAGCTTATAAAAGCCTTCTCTCGCTAGACTTCTTAAAAAGTCATAATTAGAAGTCGAATCGGGCAGCTTAAGTCTTGTCTTGTGTCTCTGATCAATTTCAAAGACAGGCATTCTAAGTCCATGAAGCCCAAGGTCGTACTTTTGAAAGTCTTTTGAAAAATTCATACTGCGATTTGGAATTTCAGTTTGTTCCATACTTTAATGTTCAAATGTAAATCGTTAAGTGCGTCGTGAAGAGTTTCGTAATCGTGTTCTATGCTATGGTCTTTTCCAAGACTTGTAAGGTTAGTTTTTACTCCTTTTCGTCTCTCATTAAGAATTCTATATTGATACTCAATGAGTTCCATTTCTTGAGAATAAGGGATTTCGTACTTGATGCCTTTCGCTAGGCAGTTAGTGTCTATAACTTTCTTTATTAAATGCTTCCATTCCATTCCATACATTTCGTAGTAGTCTTTAATAAGATAAATATCAAAGTTTAGTACGTTGTGCCCGATAATATAATCACAATTTTCTAACCATTGAGCTATCGTTTTAATAGCTTCGCTGGAATGTATGGCAATTTTATTATACTTGTACTGGTCGAAGCGAGTAATTTGAGCGGCTTCCTTACTTACGTTAATTGGTTTATCCCATTTAATATAAATATCAGAAGTTTGTAGGATTTCGTTTCCCTTAACTTTGATCATGCCGCATTGCCAAGGGCGATTGTTTACGAAACTAAGACACAGGTTCTCTGTTTCTAAGTCAATAAAAGTATAAACTTTGTCTTTGTCGTAACGAAGAAGATTTTCCATCATATGGAATTCGCCTCCTTCCAGCTTTCAAAACTAAATTCAGTGCTGCACATATGTTCCAAGTTTGGCTTATTAAGAGTCGTTCTATTATTTATGCATCTAAAAGTCAAGTACGCCTTAAAGTCTTCTCTTGTCTTGTAGTAAATACTCTTGCAAGGAACAGTCTCGTACTGATCTGAGCAGAATTTAATTACCTTTTGTTTTACTATTTGATCGAATGGAAGATTGTTGTCTTCAATAAAGAAAGTGGGTTTTGTAAATGTCAACTCTGGGCAGCACAAAGAATAAGACATCGCGTTATTGAATAAAAACGAATCATAGAATGGAACGCACAGTTTTAGACTAGACTCATCCCACTCTTGAGTCAAGGTCTTTTCGTCTATTCTTGGGGTATAATAAAACCCATCTGTCGCAGCGATACTGAATATTTTAATCAGTTTCTTGTATCCATTGCCATTTTTAGCAAAAATTATTATTTTGCTGCATTTCTTTAAAGACTCTTCAGTCTTTTCGTTGATGTCTGGACAAAGCTCCAGTCTAAGACCATAGAAGAATGGAACCTTAATAGAGTTAAAGTTCTTAAACGCATCAAGAAAAGAACTCATGTTCTCCTCCACAAGGAAAACTTGATCTAGTTTATTTTCTTTAACGATATCTACTATAGAAGATGAACCTTCTTTAGAAGAAGAACCGGCTTTATCTAGGGTTAAGATTGATTTGCCAATGCTGTAATGGCTTTTAAAAAGAGGTAATATTTTCATAAATAAGAGTTATTTCCATCTGGGGCAACCTTCGTACTTGAACTTTTTAATGACTTGAGTCTCGTCTTTCTTCGCCGCTTTAGCTTCTTCTGCTGTAAAAAAGCTCTTTACAAAATTATTGTCCTTATCGTAAATAGAGTAGAACCACATCTCATTCTTGAAAGGGCAAACCCAAGTAGCTCCCGCCTGACACAGCCACTTGCTCTTTACATCGTCAGCAGCAAAGTTTTGTTTAGCGTCCTGTTCAGAGAAATTGGTGACTTTATCGTAAACATGTTTAAGATAAACTTCAAATCCAGACAATTCATCATCGGTAAATTTTACCGACTGAACTGGCTCTTTAGGGAATCTAAGAAATACAAATTCTACTTCTGGTTTGTATTCGGGCCAGTAAATTTTAGAAGCGATAGAGTATAACATGGCCTGTACATTGGCTGTCAACTCTTCTCCTTTGAATTTTGCCTTGTAATCTCTAATCTTACTTTTCTTTTCTTTCTTATAAAGAATAGGAAGGTCGATGAATCCTCTAGCCTTGTAGCCGTCTCTTTCGATTTTAAATTCGAACTCTGGGTCTTGAATGCTTCCGCCTTTCGGAAAGAAGTCGCTCTTAAGACCGACGAGAATCATTTTATTGATTAATGCTATATCTTCAGGAGTATTGATTCCTTCTCTTGTGGCATGTTTTATTACTAACTTGCCTATTGGAACGCAGGAAAGCGGATCGCCAGAGTCAATAATTTCCTTGTTAATCTTCTTGTGGCGAGGATTAAGAAGCAATTCAAACACTAAGTGGCAAATTGTGCCGCGCTTTGCCCCTGAATTAGATCTCTCAGGAATGTTTAAATGATACTTACAATAATAAGACCATGAACAAGTTTCGAGAGCTTTGATTCTGGATGCAGATAGGTAAACTTCTTTCTTATCCATTGAATTCCTTCATATATAAGTCTATCTCATTTTTGCCCATTAATCCAAAATCTTTTTTGGGAGGCAGCTTTATCTTCACTTGGTTTTCATCGAAGAACATCAAGAGTTTGGAGCGAGCCTTTTTCGCAGCTTCATTACCAGCAGAATTATTAAAAGAATCATTATTAAAGGCCACAATAACTTGTTCAACAGAACTCTCTAACAGGAATTTTATTATTTTAGGAGAGATGGCTAATCCAAAAGTTACGATTACGTTCTTGTAGCCAGCTTGCCACAAAGCGAGCATGTCACCAATACTCTCAATGAGGAATACTTTTTTACTTTCGGCAATAGAGTTTTTGCTAAAGAAAGCTGGGTAAACCCACTCTTTCTTGGTTCCAAGGTGTTTCCATTTTATAAAATCAGATCTATTTGAATCAACTAGTGACCTGCCGCTAAATCCGACAATTTTGCCAGAAGGATTATAAATAGGAAAAACATAACGGTTAATCATATTCCCTTTCTTGGCTATGCCGCCTTTAAACTCGGATACGATTTCTTCTTTGACTCCTCTCTTGAACCAATAAGAGTGATCTCTTGTAAGCCCATCAAGCATCGACTCATTGTAAATCTTTACTTGATTAATAATTGTTTTCTCTGGATTGGTTACAATTCCTGTGAAGTTGAACCGTTCAGCGAGCATCTTATCTGCATAAGACAGATCGTTTAGATTAAGCGTGATTTGAACTAATTCGCTTAGCTTACCCCCTTTACAGAGTTTGTAGTCATACCAATAGCCAGTATTTTTATTTATGGCTAAGACCGTATCATTATCAGAAGCTCTATAAATTGGCTTAGTTCTATACCAACCGCCAAAGTCTTTAAGATTTTGATAACCGATGTTATTAAGTATTTCTTTTATGTCGCTCATAGCAAAGTGCCATCATTGGGATTAGCGTCATTCAACGAGAATGTCTGACGCTCTCTCTCAATAATATCTCCCAAGGAACCTCTCTCTTCTACACTGAAATTATTAATCTGAAAGTTGATAAAGTTTTGAACATAACGTTCATCACCATGTTCATTTCTTCTTCTAAGAAGATCTTGATGTCCAGCAGCATCTTTGCCTTGGAATCGGCTCTTCAAAGTTATCAACTTATGAGTCCCGAAGTCTGGGGTATCGCGCTCTATTTCGTCAAGAGTTTTTCTTCGGAAAATTGCGACATAGCTTGAAAACCATTGAAGTCGATCAGATAGGGCGATTGCAGAGCTATCGTCTGTTACATCTCCAGCATTTCTGTTGAAATTTTCGCCAGACCTATTCATTTGCATTGCAGTGAATAGGGGAGCATTAATTTCTTCTGAGATCTTTTTAAGTTTATCGATCTTTTCGCCAATCGCTTGATGCTCTGCCCAGTTTTGACCTACCTTTTCTCCGGTGAGCTTAACGTAATCATAGCAAATAAGGGCAGGATTACCTCTTCCAACCTTGCTATAATACCACCTACGAATAAAAGAAACAATCTCATCAATTCCTTTATTGCCAACACAATGATGAGTGTAATTATATTTACTGAACTCTTTTAGGAATCCTCTGACTTTAGTAACCATCTCAGGGTTCTTGCGCCAGTTTCCTGTGTCAATATACCAGAAAGGAACCCCAGTCTTTGCTGCCGCAATACGGAGTTTAACGTCTTGCGAGAACATTTCAGTATCAAGATAAAGAACACTAACTTTCTTGTTCTTTAAATAAGCTCCAAGAGACATCTCAACCAAGAATGAGCTTTTTCCTTGACCGGGGCGGCTAACGATTGCGTAAACGTTACCATTCCTCAGGCCTCCATAGAGTCTTGCAAACTCTGGATAATGTAAATCTATACCTGCTTCATCTTGAGGATTATTGCCTTTTTCTTCAATGAACGCTTCTATGTCATCGAATATGTTTCTGATTTCTTCAGTAGCATCAAAAGAATTAATCTTTTCGCCATATATAGAGTCTACTTCAGCTATGATTTGATTGGCATTCTTTTCAGGATTGGTAGAAACGGTTTCTATTATCCTTTGCGCCATGCCTTTTATATCGCGGCGAATAGAAAACTGCTTTAACTCTTTAGCGTATTTAATAGCAGAATCTTTATTTGAAACAGCTAAAGAAAGACAGTCGATATAATCGTATATGTCAAGATCTTCTTGAAACGAAATGCCAAGATTCTGAATTTTCTGAGCCAGAATAACTTTATCTATTTTTTCTTTAGCATTGCAGATCTGGCGAATTATTGAGTAAATAGTACCATTTACATCATTTGTAAAATCAATCTCTGATATAAAGTGATCTATATCATAGAAGGATTCTGAGTTTTTAATGAGCGAACCAAGCAAGGATTGCTCTACCTTAATAGAGGAAAGTTTCATTTAACTAAAAAAAGAATTATTTACTAGCGGGACCATCTTCGTCTTCACCGTCTTCGTCTTCTTGATCAGAAGCGATAATGTTATGAATTGTATTTTCTAAATTGATTTGTTCAACAGCGCTAAGCCAATTATTAATATAATAATGCATAGCCATTGCGTTCTGTGCATTATCGAATTTAGACCTTACTTCTGGCATTCCCTTTTTGTCAAAGGTAAACAATAGAAACCCTCCCTGCGAGCATTCATCTATTTGTGATAGAATGCTTTCTGGAAAATGGAATTCTTTATTTTTTGCCACAGAGTATATTACACTAACGATATATTGAATGTATGATTTATATAGTCATAACTCAATTTATTTAAATCAGATGTCTCTAATTCTATTAGTTGAAATCCATTCTTTTCTAACCACACAGACTTCTTGTAATCTCTTTTTATAGAGTTAAGATAATTAAGCCTTGAGTTATTGTGAAAGAATTTATTAAAAGAAGAGTGTTGATCGCCATTAACCTCTACCGCTATTTTGCGGGAAGCATTAATAAAGTCAACTTTCATTCTGCTGCCAAAGACTGGGAACTCTTCGTAGCAAACATGAGTCTTCCAAAACGGTTTCAGGAATTGCTTCACCTGAAACTGAATCTTAGAACGAGACTGTTTATCCCAATCTATTAAAAATTGAGAAACATTTTTGTTAACTATTCTGCCGGTTACAGAATATAACTTCATTTTGATTGAACAGCTTTCAGCTTACCAAAGAGATACTTGGTGGCCTGTTCATTTTCTTCAAGCCATTTTCTGAAGTTTTCTCTTCCTTGGTGCTGTTTGGGCATTTCAATTTCAACAGTCTTAAGCTCTTCAATCAAAGAGTCGTCAACGGTAATCCAAGCTCCCTTTGCAACAACAAGATCCCACATGAGCAAGCAATCAAGAATCTCATATTCAACCCAGATGCCAGAAGGCTTCTTTCCAAATTTAATAGGATACTGAATAATATTTTTGCGAGTTGCTTCGCTGGTAGACTTTTGAATCATTACCTTGGAATATTTTCCAATCGATTTAGTCTTGCCATCATTCATCTTTCCTGATGGGTTGTCAAGGATGTAGTCTCCCATTGCGGTTGGGCTGTACTCTAGGATAAAGTCAGCCCAATGCAAGAGCGCATTTCCTCCGCTGAACATTCCGCCTCTGGGAGCATTCTTAGCATAAGGATCGATTTTAATTTCAGAAGTGATTTGACTAATAGCGATCATTAGATGCCCGTGCTTGAACATTCCAATGCTTAGTGATTGCAATAACTTCTTACTAATTACTTGAGTTCCAGCAACCTTGCTTGCGTCTGCTGGGCTTGTGTCTTTGTCTCTCTTTAAGATAAGACCATCCATTGAATCAATCACGAAGCAATAACGATGATCTTCTTGATTATTAAGGACAAGATCTTTAATAACATCAATTACTAAATCGTATACATTTGATTCAAGAATGAAAACTGACCCGTCAGTCCATTCTGAGGCATCGGTGACGAACTTCATTCCGCAGCGTTCTCTGTTCTCTTTAGAAAGACGACCCTCTGCCAAGACCCAGACTACTCTGCTTTTTGGAATCTCAGAAAGGAAGTTCCTACAAATCTCCAACGCTTGAGGAGTTTTGCCTTCATTGTTTGGTCCGCAAAGACGAATAAGAGAAGGGGTAATTCCGCCACCTACTGCTGCGTCTAAGAGTAGGCTTCCCGTAGAAATCTTCCAGCTTACTGCTTCTTCGAAATTAAAATGATCATCTTTATGATCTTTATTGTTTAGAATAGCTTGGAGTCTGCTTGAGGCTCCAACTGCTGAGATTTTTTCTTCAGGTTGCTGTGTTTTCGGGGGTCGGGCCATAATTAAGAAATTCTTTTAAAGTTCTGGGCTTTTTGACGATGTGAATGTCTTCGCCCACTTTGCTGTTCTCTTCATTATAGCTGACAGCAGCCTTTGAGTCAAAGCTTTCTTTGAGCTTTTCTTTCGACCGTTTCAAGTCCTTTTGCTGAAGAAAAAGTGAGTATCTTTCTTTTAAAGTCTCTAGAATTTCTTTATTCTGTAAGAAAGCAAGATTAGAAACTAAAGGGTAAGGCTCTACCCATTCCCAAAACCCATGTTCTGGAAATTTTTTTAAAAGCCTAGTGGCGACTTTCATGTCCCTAGGCCAATTTTGCTCTTCTTTTCTTACGAATTTTTCTACAATGGTTTGTTGAATTGACATTAAAATTGATTAAGATCAGATGCTACCATGTCTTTTACTAATTGATGAAAAGAGTACTTTGGATTCCAGTCTAATTCTTTGCGAGCCTTGGAAGAGTCTCCAAGAAGTAGTTCTACCTCTGCTGGACGGAAAAATTTTGGATCTATTCGAATCAAAACAGAAGACGCTGCATCGTTGCGTATGGCATATTCAGTTGATAAAGAATATTCTTCATTTGTTCCTTGTCCATGCCAAAAACCTTCTATACCAACTTCTTTAAATGCTAGTTCAATAAATTCTCTAATAGTATGAGTTTCATTGCTTGATAAAACGTATTCATTTGGTTTTTCTTGATTGAGCATTTTCCAGACTCCATCTACGAAATCAATTGCGTGACTCCAGTCTCTTTTTGCATCAACATTTCCCAAACAAATAGGATCAAAAGATTCTCCTCTTTTAATAGCCTTTATTATTCTGGCTACTCCTTTAGTAATTTTTCGAGTAACAAACTCTTCTCCTCTTCTTGGTGATTCATGATTAAAAAGATAACCTTGAATTGCAAAAAGATTATAAGATTCACGATATACTTTAACTAAATGCCTTGCCGCAGCTTTTGCCGCTCCATAGGGAGACCTTGGAGAAAGAGGATGTTTCTCATCTTGAGGCGCATATTTTACGTCTCCAAACTCTTCAGAGCTTCCAGCGTTATAAAATCGACAACTTGGAGAGTACTTACGCACGGCTTCAAGACATCTTAGCACACCCATAGCTCCAGCGTCAAATGTTTGTTCAGGAATTTGCCAGCTTGAACCAACAAAAGATTGCGCGGCGAAATTAATAAAATAATCAGGTTTAATTTCTCTAACAGCATTGTCAATTGATTGAGAATCAGAAAGATCAAAAGTGACAAGCTTAAATCGACTATTACAAAGATGCTTAGAAAAATTAGAATAGTTAGGCTTAGACAGTCTTCTCACTGCGCCAAATATATTAAAGTTAGTATTTGCAATAAGGTGATCAACCATGTAAGACCCATCTTGCCCAGTAATTCCTGTGATAATTACATTTTTCATTATTCTGTATGTATTATAGGTTGGGGAATATTATTTTTTACAAAAAAGCTTTTGTCTATTTCTAGTTTGTTAGTTTCGTAATTCCATTTGTAAGAGCAATGACCAAAGTGTTTGTTTTGGTATTCTACTTTTAATTTTCCATTTGAATGCAGCCAAGTCATGTGTCTGACATGAGCATAATGTTTTGGAATGTTTTGATTTACTAAATATTTATAGTTAAGCTCATCTCTTCCATTACTGTAAATAATATCATTATCCCAGTAAAACTTAACAAGCTTTAGCCCTCTAGAGTTAAAGAAAATTCTTGGTGGACAAAAGTCGTCTATCCATTGCTTGCCATCTAAGATGTAGTTTTTAAAATTAATACTATACCACTGATTAAACTTATCATTAGATATATAAGAGATTATTGCTTTTATTTCTTTTACAGAATAGTATTCGTCGCTAAGATCTAATAGCCAAACGCAGTCAACATTGTCGGATAATAGGGGAAATAAAGCTAAATTTCTAGCATCAGATTCAACAAGAGCTTCATTGGGGGCATTGAAATGCTGAATCAAGCCTCTGTTCTTTAAATCATTAAAATATGATACAGTCTTTGAATTGTCAATGCTTATATTTAAATCTTTGTATTCTTTAAACATGCACGAAACAAAAGAAAAGATAATCTCGCATTCTTTTGCTGCTTCAAACCAAGGTGCTAGTCTATTCTGCAAATCATCGATGCAGTTATGGCCGCATCCTAAAATACCAATTTTCATAGTAGATTTAATATATTTTGCGCGATTGTCGTTTTGTTAAATGTTTTAGAATATTTTTTCCCAAAAGAAAGAGCTATTTTTTGATAATTGTTATAGTC